ACACTGATGTTATTCATTCCGCGAAATACTACAATTTCGGGACGTGTATCGGATGGCTTATTTCTCCATCCATCAATATACTGATCTTGGTAATCAAAAACGCGCACTGATTGATATTCGCCAAGTGTATCTTTGATTTTAATTACTTTTATCTTATAGATATCTGGCGCACAGTAGTCATTAACATCTGCTGTTAGATCAAGAAAGCGTCGGCCAACCAGACAATCCGTTTGACGGGCTATCTGATTGGCCTGCTCTAAGATTAAATAATCTAGGCCAAATGGATCACGATCTGCATCTGTGCCAAAGTAATTTCTACCCAGCATTCGCACATTGCGTTTAATTTGACCTAGATTCATATCTAGAGTGCTCCCTCACGTCCAGTCTGGAATGCTGTACGAGCTACAACAATATTTCCAGAAGTAGCGTCAGATCCACTGCTGGCTGCAGCAGATAATGTCCAACGAACAACAAGGAACTTAGCATATGACTGCAATGGAACACTAATAATAGAACTATTATTCTCATTGTAGACATTTGACGTTACTGTTGATGTTGCACTAGCTCCAACGGAAGTTGTAACCATAATCTGCTGATTCACGCTAAGTTTAAATGCATCAGCAACATTAACTAATGTGGCACTAGTTAAGTTTGCTAACGCACCTCCACCACGTGTGGCAGACAATCCAAGTACACCAGTAGATGTATTTACATTGATAATGTAATACGTTGTACCAGCAGTTACAGCACCACCAGCTCCAGTAACATATGTGACAGAGCCAGTATATGCAGCAGGAGCGGACCACATCGTCTGTGCAAGAATATTAGTTGCACCAGCTGTAAATCCACTTACATCCGATCCATGAACTGCCATAGTAACGAATGTACTAGCAGGGAACCAAGATGTTGCAATTGGAGATGTTACATACAATGGATTTAAAATTTGTCCACGTACGTAATCGCCAGCATCTGCCACTGTTCCACCAGAGTAGTTGGAGTCCATAACAGCACCACTGGCTCCATTAACTAATAGTCCACCGTAGTTTAATTCGTTAGATGTTGCAACAGGTACACCTGTGGAACCATTAGAATTCAAAACAACCATTGGACTACCAGAAACTGGAGTTACCTTCAGGGCGTTAGCAGCTCCTGAAGCAACTGTCGCATAAGAAAATGTAAGTTTAGCGTCACGCATCTCATTATCTCCTAGTTAGTAGCCAAACGTAATCGACCAATAGAGCGAGTATTTGGCATCCAAAGTCCCATACCCCAGTCAAATAAGACATTATGCATAATGCCATTTTCCTTTGACTTACCAAGGTATTCTGGACGGAACGGACCAGATTGCCAACCCTGAACATATCCAGTTCCATATCGAACTGCATAGATGTCGTTGAAGTTGGATGGTGCAGAAATTACTGGTGTAGAACCATCAATCTTACGACCTACCGTGCGGATCTTAGCGCCCTTATAGGACTCAACCGAACGATCGAACGCATCGACATCTGTATTAAAACCAGTTCCAGCACCTAAAGAACGAATAATAAATTCAAAGCGACGCTTTGTTTCTTCGTTCATATAAAGGACAATGCCAGATCCATCAGGAGAATTTAAATTATCAAAAAGCTCCTGAAGTGCAGACATACAACCATTTGCCTCAAGTGCATTCCACGATGACGTTGTGTCGAGTGTTGCTTGAGTTGATGTTGGGCTTACAAGACAGTCAACTGGAATGTCGAATGCTGCACGGTTTTCTAATCGATACTTAAGGCCGGGAAAACAGTCAGGGCTATTGCCCGGTACTGCACTGGTCGGATCGTTATTAATAAACTTGTCATTGAAGTCATAAGCAAATCCTTCCATGAAGATTTTTACCTGTGCTTCGACTGGGTCAATAATATTGTTCGGCTGGTCTAAAAGACGAGAATCAACAGTAATCTTATTGCGAATAAGATACATCTGCTCTTCGTACGACTTTGGCTTTCCCTTGACCGCATTTGGTTCACCGTTGATGGTTGACCAAGTTGGTACTGGAATTGTGCCAGCTTCGTTCGTGTAACGTACACCTACCTGTCGTAAAGACGGGGATGTGTAAAAAGGAATATCTTTGATAGCGTTCCATGTCTGGTGCAAAGACATAGTAATTTCCTTAACAACTGGATCGTTTGAAAGGACAGCTTGATCTGCGAGTGTAAGTGCACCATTGAAGTCAATAGCCATTTTCTACTCCTACCGAATACCTAGTAATCTAGTAATACTAGACATCCGGTTTTGTTGGTTTGATTGTTGTTGTGGGACTACAGGATTTGCTGAGTCGCCACTACCAATAGGTGTGGGTGATGATTGTTGGTTTGTAACCATGTCCACTAACTGTGGAACTAATGATTCAACAAGACCCGTTACCTGCCGATGTACAGCAGATGCAGCGTCCATAGGATTCATGCCTTGTTGGATGAGACTATCCATAACATCCATGGCGCGAGACGCATATGGGAATTGCTGTAATGCCTGTTCACGCTGTTGTGCCATCATGTAGGAATTCATCTGACTAACTACTTGGTCATATCTGAATTTCTGCACTTCGGATTCGGCTTGAATGCGAGCCATCTCTGGATCCATGTAGTTATTTTGAACTTCATAGTTCCATCGCTCACGAATTTGAGCTTCTTGGCTCTGCAGTTGCTGCTCTTGATATGCCTTCTGCACATCTGCAGCAGATGAAAAACCACTTTCCTCAAATTGCCGAATAACATCAGCCCACTTGGAGTACGCTTCTTGCGCAGCTCGGAGCTGTTTTGCTTCATCGTTTACTTCTTTGAAGCGTTCATATGGAACGTTTCCCGGTTGTTTATCCGGAAGTACGTTATCAAGTAATTGCTGTTTAACTCTCTCTTGAATAGACGATTGATCGTAAACACCTGATACTTGTTCGCTTGGAGTACTTGATTGCTCTGCGGATTGGTTTAACGCCCCACTTCCGCTTTCGCTGGGACCGGCGGCTTCCCGAACGAAATCAATTAAAGCACTACCAACATTGCCCGTTGCCGCTGCTGGCGAATCAGCGGTTCGTGTCACCATCTCTTCGGACATAAACACTATACCTCTATCTTTTTAATATGTGCCAGAATCTACTGGCGGTTGCGCACCCGATTGTGGCAACATTGGCTGAGCTTGTTGCATTCCTTGTGGTGGCAACATACTCATTTCATTACTAGGCATGGCCTGTTCCTTGCCTAATTCAGTAACTGCGTAATCCTCATTTTGCTGAGCCTCAATACCTGCCTTTGCAGCAGCAAGAGAGATATCAGCCTCAAGCTTTGCTTGGATAATAGCCTGTTGTTTCTGTACTTCTAACTGCATTTTTACTTGTTCAACTTCAGGGTTAAACTGCTCTTGCTTTGACTGCGCTTCCATCATTGCTTGCTGTTGAGCCATCTGTGCTTGTTGCTGTTGCATCATCTGCATCTTCTGTGCTTGCTGATCTAAATGCTGATAGATACGTGATGCGTGAGGAATATTTGCAAGCTCAATAAACAATCTATTTGTTTCTGGATCCATAGGATCTCCAAATACACCCATTTGTCGCAATGCTGATAGCTTCTGCAACTTCTGGTCAGGACTGTCATCCATGGACGAACCCGGAATGTATACAATTCGATATTGACCACCAGATCTCAGTGCATCAAAGCGCATTACGCCTTGTCTGATCTGATCTTGAGGCAACATCTTGCCCTGAATGTTTCCTACAAATGGAACAATGGCGAATTGCTCAATTAGAGCTACTTCCCATTCTTTAATTTTTGCTGCACTAATCTCTATGTCAGCACGTATAAAGCTATGCTGTGTATTATCAGACCTTTGTAAGAGCCTAACGGACTCCGCTGGTGTGCCAGCACTAGCCTGACCTTGACTGACGTCATGCAATCCAGCAACGTCCATCATGTCTTTTTCAAGCATCTGGAGAAGTGGGAACAGATCTGAGCCAATACCCGGTGCTCGTTGTATGGCTGGTGGATGGCTACCACGTTTATAGTTAATACGACGATAAATGCGGTTGTTGTCATCTACGCTATCACTTGTGTTGTCATATGCGTCCGCACCAACACCGCTTAAGTTTTCAACAAGTATGTAGTCTTTTTGATTTTCAAACTGCTCAACTAATCTCGAGTAAATCCTGTTGTAAGTTAACTGAAGCGAGCAAAGGTCCCATCCGAGACTATAGCCATACGGAGTCCCACTGCGTGGTTGCCAGCGTAATGGAATAAATGGAAATGAATCCTTCTTTTTATATGGCCATACCCCAGCATATAAAAGACAACTGTTTGTACTGACAATATAACGGCCATCTGGATACAACGCTGTTGGCTTTTCCCAATACTCATAAACAACGGCAGCCTGTCGTTTAGTATCCTGATTGACTAAATTAGCTGGCGATGGTGGCATCCAACCGCGACCACTTCCATTTGCACCATCTAGGTACGCATCAACATAACTACTATTTTGTCCGGACTGTCCATCTGGTTTAACAAGTTTTCCATCTTCTCCATACTTATCTACAAACCAAGATAGAGGTTTTACTGAGGCATGGATCATCCATCTGACATCTGCATCTCGTTTTGCAGTAGGATCGACATAAATGTCAAATGCTGGCAATATCTGCTCAACAACATCTCCTACCCTCATTGATGTATGTCCAACTATTTCAGTTCCTGACGCATCCATTTGCGGAACAATCTGCTCTTGACTTGCATCCCAGAATATTTTTAAGAAAGATGTACCACTAACACAAGCCCATCTAACGCGTTCCTTAGTCTGTGTTTCGCGATCAAACTTGCGATTATAGTGACTGACAATGTAGTTGGCTTCATCTGCAGCCATCAAATCAACAGGGTTATTACTAATTGGCACTGCACTAGAATCCGGAGCGCATTGTGTTAACTTACCCACGACGCCATCAATCAATGGCCTCATTTTGTTAACAGTCATATATCTATTTGGTTCTGTGTCATGCTGTAAACTTTCAAGATTTCTTGCTTGGCTATTAATGCGGAACCATTGTCTTCCCTCAAAAAACGCAGTTGCCATAGCCCACTCAAGTTCCATTTCTTGTCGTGCCATATCAAATTGCTGCTTAATAAATGTAGTGATCTTCTTAGCTTCTTCTGGCTGATCCTTTGGAATTACCTTCCAGTCTTTTGGCGCTAAATCAATATTTAGGTTTTGTGGATTATCTTTTTTTTCGTTTTTAAGTTCAAAGCTTCCGGGCATACCGTTTGCTGGTGGCTTTTCAAATGCAGATACTTTAGCCTGACTCTGCATCATGTTTTTTGTCAATGCACTGCGCATCAAATTATTAATATCGACAGACATATTTAAATCCACCTCTCATTGGAAATAACTTTCTGCACAAGTAATCTTTCCTCACGTATGGCTCTAACATGATTCACTAAACCGTACATGAGTACAGTCTGTAGCATCAAACAAATAGTAACCATAACACTACATATAACTAAGCAGATGATCATAACCAGTTTTTGTTTTCTTTCTTCTTCAACCATGATGGCACATGACGTTCAGATGCAGGCATTTTATCTTCTAACTCAACACATTTGACTGGATATTCGCGCCACATAACGCCATATCGAAAACTATCAATTGCGTGGTCATTTTTTGTACCACTATCAATATCTTCTGGATCTCTTGGATGAGCCATTGTGGATGACAATTGTTTTATTAAATTTGGGCATGCTCCGCGAACTATCTTAAGTTTAGGCGATGGTTGTCCGTCCACTATGTCTGTTGCTGCAATCCATTCCTTAACACGTCTCCATCCAGCCTTGCGATCTTTTACTGCTCTGACAGCTGGCAATCCACGCTCCCACCAAACCTCAACTGGGTACTCACCAATGCGCTCTTCTGCCTTCATTGGTGGAAATGTATTTGCCCAGTCAAATGCAATTGCCTCTAACTTTGAATTCCATACACCATCTCTAACTTTAATGTTTGCTGGTGATGCTAAGTGTTTCGATTCTAGTAGTTCTAGACATCGTTCAGCTTGCTTACTACTGACGAGCCCAGCCTCATACATTTCTCCGATAACATACACGTTCTCTCTATCATCACTTGCATACAAAAGGAAACATGCTGGTGCACCTGTACCAAAGTCATGACTTGCCCATACACGCCACCATGGCTGTATCTCAACATGGTCAACAACATGCCACGGCCTTCCATCAGAATTGTATTCACGAAATTCTGGAAAGAATAATCCGCCAACACCTACCTCGTGCTGACATTCGCGTAAAAATGACAATATTCCATACGTGTCTATTTCATGCTGACATACGTCAATTGTCTTGTGACTCCACGTTGGTGTACCAGCTATGATCTTGTATCCAACACGACCGTCGGCACGTTCGTAAGTTGTGTATTCCAAGTCCTGTACCGCTGGCACTATTGGTGATTGCAAACGATCCTGCAGCATATCTAACTCACCATTTAGCACTTGTGACATAACAGAGTTTGCGTGGATTCTATTCTGCACAAAAACAACAGCACAGTCAGTACTTTTTGCCGGAAGAATTGTTTGAGTTATAGTTCTAATCTTTTTATCAACGGCATTAACTGAGTCATCTAGTTCATCAATGTCATCAAGGATAATCATGTCAGGACGTAAGTGGTCTAACTTTACACCACGAGCACCTGTGTCTAATCCAAATGCAAGAACATTAAATCCGTTTGCAGTACGCAACTTAGATGCGCTCCAGCCACGGCTAAATCCGTATTTGTTTACAGCACGTTCAATACCACAACGTTCCATTGCTGTTGCTATATCTTGGACGTGCCTATCTGCCATATCCTGTGTAGCACATACATAAACAGCAAAGCGTCTAGTGGCCTTAACTGCAAGTCTACTTACAACAAGTTCCATGGTGGTACTTTTACCACCACCACGAAACCAACATTCAATTAGTGCGGGACAGAACTTACCCGGTGTTATTGCCTCTGCCCACTTCCACGCTCTATGGTGATGCTCTCCTAGTGTCGATGAAGCTGCATGAGGAGCATAAACCTTTAACCAGTTTTCATAGTCAAGTTCATGGCCGGGCAACGCTGTTGCAAGTCCACTATCAAAATCACCTAACTCGATAGCCGTGTCAATTTCTGCAGACATCGCCTCTAAAAGAGCAACTGCTAATGGCTTAGTTGGCCTAACAAACTTCTTTAAACTACGCGGTGTTAGGCGCGACGATACCTGATTCTTCATCTATTATTTCTGCGTCCTGTATATCTTCTTGCTGGTACGTTTTTAGTAATTTACCAAAACCCATCTTAATAGCCTCAAGAGTTGCTGCATCGCGTACACAATCTTTAACTATCTTTAAGATCTGCATAGCCAAACTGTATGCTTGATCAACTTCCAGTGTGTAAGCTTTTGTGTGCATCATACGAGCTTCAGCTTCAACAATGTCAGTACGTTTTTCAATAAGTTGCACTACATCCTGACTTGCACGATAGATGTCAATGCCTTCACTCACCATCTTGTCTAACGTCTTAAATGCTTTGCCAAATTCATCGGTGCCAACAGTTGCTTTACATACTGCCATCTGATCCTTAATTTGCTCGTAATGTTCAACAGAAATACCATTACTAGCTGCCTCAGCACGGACATCCATTAATGCCGTTAAGTAGGCAGCATCATCTTTCAGTGAGAATAAGTCTGGATCTTCACGTAATTCGTCAATACGTGTAAGTAACTTTGGTGCTACTGATGCAAATCTACGTCGTTGCTTAGACCACAAGCCACTTTTAAATGCTGGATTATCTGGACCAATCAATGCTTTACCGCCATGATGTTTGCAATAATCACGCCCTTTTACAGCAAGATTTTTGCACATATGTCCATCTTCAAGAGTAGATTTACACAGTGCAATTTTTGCACCATTTGCCATTGTGCGCACGTGCTCTTCTGTCATTATTTTCACTTCGTCACAATGTCGTGCTGTCTAGCAGATGGCCTTGGAAAGAATGCATTTTTAACAACACCTCCATACCCTTTTAAAAGATCCACTATTTGACCAACGTCTCCTGATCCAATTGTGCCCATAGCTTTCATTAATTCTTGAGTTGCTGGATGTTTTGCTAAATCTTCTTGATGATACTCAAGTGCACGCATCAGCTTTAAAATATCCCAACCTGTATTTTGTGCATTTGTTAAACCTAATTGCTGATGATAGTAGTCACCTTGCATAGCTGGTTTATATTGGTAAGCGTCAAATTTCGGAGTTAGTTCTGCATAATTAGTAGATTCCATAGGTGGAGCAAGGTTAGTGTCTGGAAGTGATTGTGGATTTCCACCCGTAAATCTAGATGCAATTTCTATTCCTTGCTGTGCAACAGGTTGTAGTAATTTCATTAATGCTAAAGT